CAGGGAACCTGGAGTAACGCCGGGACGCCTTCCGGTGGCTCACATGCTGATTACTATCTGCGGATTGCAGCCGGTACGGTGGGAAATGTCATCGTGAATAACAACGGCTCCTGGTCAGAAATTGCCATCGATATCACCCATCTCAGCCAGGCCGGAGGCCAGGCGCTGGCGTTTGGCGGTGCGGGGTTTGACCTGGGCGCAGGATACACGCCGATCCCGGCACGGGACGGCATTGCTGACATACTGAACAACAATTATTTTTTCAAATGAGGTGAAGAATGGGACAGGTTGTTAATCTCTATGGGGCGAATTTCACGGATTCCCGATTGCCGATCCTCTACAACTATCCGGGGCTGAATCCCGGATCGTTGTTTTTGCTGGACGCCGTGATGATAGACCCCGATTTCAATTTCTCTGCAACCGGGACAACGGTATATACCGATAACCTGGCGGCAGAAGTGGCCGCAGAACTGACAGGGAAAACCGCGGCTGATTTGCAGGTGGCATGGAATAACACGCTGGTCACCACCGGCTCTGCGCCGGAGGCGAAATTTGAAAGGACGGCAAAAGGCGGGATACATGGCATCCTGTCACTGGTGAATCAGGTGTCAGGTCACCGTGGGCGGTTTACCTGCCCGGGCATCATGCCGTATGTGGCCGAACATCAGCACGATCATAAATTCCTGCTCGTTATGCACTATCAGGTGACCCGCGTCGGCAGTGGGACGCCTGCAACGCAGACCACTGAGGTGCTGATTTCGTCACAGACGTCCCCATCAACGAACCGCCTGATCGTAGCCCGTTTACCGAACGCGGTTTCTGCGGGTCCGGCGCAGTTCAGCCTGCAGTCGGATAAAAACGGAACTGACTTTACAGAGAATATTTATTATCAGGATATGCCTGTGTGGGGGGCGGCGTCGGGTTTCGGCGCGCTGGTGAATAATAATTGCAAATCGTTTGTAATGTACCGGACGCACCTGATTGATATTGACGCATCCGGGATGGCACTGGCTGATATTGTGGCAGCAGAGCAGCGGCTGTTTAACGCCAACTTTAACGCTGGGGGGAAATACGCGGGGGACACCATACCTACCAGCCCATCGGCGCTGCCTTAAACCTGCTGCACTCAGCCGGGCAAGAAAAATCTGGAAACACCAGGAATTTTCTTAGAAGATACACCGTGCGCAAAGACGCACACAGCAATAATGTCATTTATCACCTTTCCCCCGGTGTGCCTCCGGGGGATTTTTTTAATTACTCACAACTTCTTTTTCTGCATTCATCAGCGCCCACTGTGCCTGAGCGTTTTGAATCGCCTCTTCTGCATTGAATGATTGTTCCGAAAATCGTTTAGTACCAACACCACATCCGGAACACTCGACGTAATAAACATAGAAACTGATCGCACCGTCAGTTTCCGGCTTTGTCATCACCATTGGCTCACACTGACATAATCTGCATACTGTCATTTTTACCTCACAGGATATCCGGCAGCGCGTTGTTGACTGAGTGGATCGTTGCGATACCTTCCACAATGGCATCTGGCCCACGGCGAACGCCCACACCATGACCGTTTTTAACGGTTACATCTCCCGTCACTATCCCTGTGGCATAGTTCAGCCAGGCGCATCCAGCTTGGCTGGCGATAGTTCCTGCCGTATTCCCCAGCCTCATATTCCCGTCCATCACAACAGGCCCGTATTTTGTGTCGCCGTGAATATCACACTGCGCATTTTCAATAGCCACCATTCCGCCTGAGACATTAAAATTGAATGTCCCTCCGTTGATTACCATTTTCGTAAACTCATGGTTTGAAGCCCCCTGGGCAGACTGACCGGCCTGATCGCCGTTATAACTACCATTACAGCCATTCAGGATCATTTTTCCGGCACCGCCTACAGGCGCATGCTGCCCGAAGCCATCATTTGAAATCCGCCAGGCACGCACGTTATTACAGATGATCAACTCATTTCGCCCCGTACCACCAACACCGGCATTCGCACAGTACTCAATAACGGAGTTATTGACAGTCAGGAAACCGGTGCCTGCCGGTTGCGTGGACAGTCCGCAGGAAATGCCGTTGATCATGCAGTAGCGCGCTACGCAGTCATATACCGTCAGCATCCCGAAACCAATTGCGCTAACACCGAAATTTCGCCTTGAAACCTCAATGGTGTGCAGGTTTGGACTGGAATCATCAGGTAACCGGATATAAATAATGCCTCCGGTATACCCATACTCACCCGCCGCCGGGGTGGTGGGCGTCCCGGTGTTTTGAACCAGCTTATACAGGAAGTCGTGTCGATCCCCGACCGTCTCCGTCATTGTTGTGACCACAACCTGAAGCACTGAGGTATATCCCAGTGTTTTCTGGTAAACCTGGCCGTTCTGAGTCCACCCGGATGTATGTTCTTCTGATCCAAAGGTGTACCACGGTTCGCCGTCAACGCCGGATAAGGTCACATTCTCGGTGGTGTTAAATACGACTTCCTGTCGTAGCGGAGAACTTTCCGGGGCAATAATCCGGATTTCATAATCGGAAAGACCGAGGCATAGCCCCTGCGCCAGGCCGAGACTGTTCACCGGATCATCGACTGACCCTTTTCCCGACGCTTTTCCTCTGACCGTATCCACATAAAGCGGATTAGGAGGATAATTTCTTAACACGCCTGGTGTTGGCCAGGCCGTCCGCCATGACTGGTAAACACTCATTTAAGCCACCTTTGTCAGTCTGACGGCAAGTAATGCGATGGCAGTGGGCAGGGTATCGCTGGAAGACGCGCCATTTCGTCCGATGCGAAGGGTGGTATGCCGTGTTGGGTCAACGGTGAGATCAAGCTCTAATTGTGTTTCCACTGCAATAAACGGTGTGCCATTAACCGGAACGACTGCAGCATAACCTGCAGGCTCCTGATTGAATGACTCACCGGCAGACCAGCTATGCCGCTCACCAGAAAGGCTCACATTGAAATTGTTGTTAGCAACGAGGTTTGTCCAGATCAGAGAGATACGCATTTTTGACCAGTGAGACGGCAGGTCTATCATTTTGGTGATGGATGCGTTTACCCCATGAGTGAACTGCCAGCCCGCGAGGCGACTGGCTATCATGCCAAAGCTGGCACTCCCCACAGCAAGGTCAAAGTCTTTCGCCGGAATGGTAATTTTTGCCATCGCGTTTGCAGGATCGGCCTTTATATCGTCGACTTCCACCTGTAGCTCAAGGAATTGTTGTTTAGTGGGTAACGTTGCCGCTGCTTCAACAGCCGTATCCCTGGCCTGAAAAACATCATCAGTGATGGCATCCACCTGTTTCTGATATCCCTTCATGGTGGGGAGCTCATCACCACCTCGGTTTTGCCATGTATCAGCTTCACTGTTCATGGCGCGATCAAGATCGCCAGCATTACGTAACAAGACCTCTGGTGTCGTCGAGCCGAGTGGAGGAGTCAGGGCCATGTTTTTTGCTCCAAAAAGAGGCTTCGCCCAAACGAGGGTTTGAGCGAAAAGAGTTAATTAGGGGAATTTATGGTTTTAGGCGACGTCGCCGGGGTATGTGGCGTCGTCGTACTGGTAGAAAATTTCTTTATATTCAGGTGCAGTAATCTGACAGTTGCTGTCACCTGATGGGGCAACCTCCTGGACTATCCCATGCCGCGCACCCTTTTCACTGTCGCAGAACAATAACTTCGGCAGATCAATATCTGGGTCGTCCATAATCCAGTCGCCGGGATGCAGATCGTCGTTGTACGGCACCGTCAGCGTGAAATCATCTACCCGTTGCGGCGTGAGCATTCGCGATGATGGTCGACCGTCCTGAAACTGTATCCAGCAGCGAGGATTCGCGTAGCTCCAGTCCAGTGGCTCCGTAACGTGCAGCGTAATTTCCTGGAAGTCGTAAATCATCGCGTCAATCAGGCAACTTTGGGTTTTCCCGGTTGGAATGTCGTCGGACAAAATGATGTGATCACCGAAGTCATGACACCATCCCAGCATTGAAGTCGTAGCCGTATACGTTCGGCGCTGGTGAAGATATTTCATTAACCGACGCATCCCGATACGCCAGGCGCGATCTGCAGTCATGGCAACATCAATGGTGTATGCCTCCGTTTTGCGCGGAAAAGGATTTTCCGGCGTCCGGCACTGTACGGTTTCCTCCGCCCAGGTCACAGAGTTGATATATTTCACATCCACGCCATCAAAATCATCCTCCGACGGGACCCTGAATGACGTCTGCATTTCCTCGACGGTATCCTGAGGTGTAATGATCCCTGTCCAGCTTTTGACGCCCTCTCTCCCGACAGAAAGCAACCCGTCAGATAGCAGAAAATACCCCATGCCAGCCTCGGCTATTTTGTCGAAAATATCCTTTGCTGATGTGCTGTCACTGCTTGCCTGGTGATCAAAATATTCTCCCCTTGGCGTCCAGTAGGTAGCCTCCAGCGTACTGAGCGCCGCAATGTCGATCTGGTCGTCGCGATATCCCAGACTGCGGGCAAGATGCAGGAACGCACCGCTGATTGTCCTGTCACCACCGCCATCATAGTTTCGCGTGGCGACAACACTCACACGCTTGTCTGACTGCGCCGCCAGCTGGCCGCCGGTTTCTACCGTGATCCCTATTGTTGATATCCCTGCGTAGGAGGTCGGACGGGAAAGCAAACGACCTCTGAGCGCCTGCCAGAACATGCTGTCTCTCGCGTTATTGCTCCCCTGCTCGTTACGGCGGCGGCATCGAACCTCCACCAGCCCAGGAGAGGACAGATCAAAACGCTCTGTAAAACCGAGGCCATTAATGTTTTTAAGCGCGTAAACCCCTGGCTTACTCGTCCACCCTGATCCGGAACCATAAACGCGATACTGGATTTCATACTCGACATGGCGGACCCGCTTATTCCCGTTGTTCTGGAACCCGCAAATCCCGTTTGGGAAAGCAAAGTTGACCTCGAAGGCGTCCACAACTTCATTCTGCGGGCAGGCCAGAAAGGGGCCTAGCCAGGTTTCATTATCGTTAATACCAGACGCGGCAAAATCCACGACGGTACGGGTCATAAAGCCTGACCAGGTGCTGTCAACGACACCGTTAACCACACGCTGTACGGTCGCAGAGGGGCCATCAGTAGACGCTATCTGGTATTCGTTGCCACGGTGCGCCAGGGAAATCCGCTGGGTGCCTTCCGGCAATCCGGAAAAGGCAGTGCCAGAATCGTATGCCAGCGTGACGCTGGCTGTTACCGCAGGGCTTCCGCCACTGGAGGCTGCACCAGCAGTAAATACCGGGCTGTCACCAAATACTGACGCAGGCAGGAAAGATGACGTAATGGAACCGCCACGCCAGGGGCTGGAGATCTCGACGATACGTATCACGCCGCCATCATCCTGAGCAATGAGCCCCGAACCATTCAACCCGCCATTAATCGCTGTGAGCAAGCCAGACATTGTGCCGTAGTTGGCGACCAGAGATATGGTATAGGTGATACCCTGCCAGGTCAGAGCAAAGGTCTGGCTGGTTGTCGTAAAGTCATACGTTGACGGCGACGCACTGGCGCGTAATACCGCAGTCGCTCCCCCTGTTCCCGGAACGGCGTCCTGGTGAGGAGTATACGTGGCGATCTGCAGATCATAGTCAGTACCGTTAAACGTTAGGGTGACAGGCATTCCGCTGAATGGCGCAATCTCTGACACGACGTCGCCTGTCAGCACGTTAAAACCGCCCTCGATGGATACCTGATAATTCACTGGCGCTTTCAGGGTGACAATTGAACCGGCGATCCAGCCAGGAGGAAGTTTGTTCTCATCCTCGTCTTCATCATTATCATCATCGACATCGAGGCCAGAAAACGAGACAGAGGCACCGCTGACGGTCATGGCATCAGCAACGATATCACTGGCTTCAGGGGCAGTCTGAGCCATATCGAGGCCGCTGCCGCTCGACGTTCCCCCAACTTCCGTTGAGTTGAACCATATCTCACTGCGACGATCCCCGGCCACATTATCGCCAGGCCCATAGCTGGTATATGAAAAGCCCTCGCCTAAGGTCAGCGCCGGAGTTTCTCCTACCCGAAAATCCCCACCGGTATAGGAGAAACGCCCATATCCAAGGCAGACAAACATTTCGACCGTCATTCTGGTGGGATCAGCGGGGTCGAATCGCGTTACCGGCTGCACCAGGTAATCCGGGTATATCCGGTTTCGCCCAAAAGCTTCCCTAACGGGATCGCCAAGCTTCGCTGTATTGGCTTTAGCCGGATTCAGATCCAGCGATGAAGCGTTACTGGATGAAAAGCCACCCAGCTCTGGTTTTGGGGCAAAGAATAATGCATAGGCCGTAGACGCAATGGATACGGCCACAGAAACCCACGCGGCAATTTCAAGCCCCGTGCCATACGGAATGGGATATATCCGCACGTCGCTGTCTGGCCGCAACAAACATAACGGCCATTCCGCCGGGGGGACTGCCTGGCCGTTCAGCTCGATCACGACAGGATGAGTTTTATCCTGTGAATAGCTCGGGACATTTCTGCTCATCCACTCATGCAGCGTCAGCACACCATGCTCGTGCGTTTCAAGGGGTTCACCCGGTAGCCGGGACGGGTAAAACTTTATCGTCATTGCCAGAACTCCACGCGGTTAAAGCGACGGATAAATCGCGACAGTGGCAGAAACGTAACCCCCGAGCCTGGATTGCATTCCGCGACCTGCAGCTGGTTATCGAGCATCACAACGATCCCAACATGGGAAACCGTTGAACCCGAATAGCAAGCCACTCCGGCACCTTCACAGGGTTCACAACGTTTCAGCGTAAGCATCAGCTTTCTCGCTTCCCGGTCGAGGCCCCCGCCTTCTTTGGTCACACCTGCAAAATCCGGCCATTCAGGTAGCCCCAGGTCGCGACGTATCTCATTTACAATGCCGAAGCAGTCGAGCTGCGGATATACGCGCCCGCCCTTCAGCCAGATGACTGAACGGTATTTATCAGGGTTAAACATATTTGCCTCAGATTAGTAACGTAAGCCCGGATGCTCGGCGAGGTTGTAACGTTTACGGGGCCAGGCTGTTTTGAGGACATTCATATAGCCTGCCGTGACCTGAACTGCTGTCGGGGTCCAGGAGCCGGATTTGATATCGAGCGTATACGGTGATGATGCCGGAGCAGACAGATCGGATGAAATGTACCGCCGGAATGTCAGCGTGGCTGATTTCATTTCATCCAGAATTTTATCGATCGCCTCAGAAACCCTTCCGTCAATATTGCTGATAGCAAACTTTAAATCCTGTGTCCCGTCGGCGTTCCTGGCTGGTAAGGCGATATCTATCGCGCTGGCCTCAAACGTCACCGGCTGACCATTTTCCAGCGTCACTGAAACGTCATCCCAGCCACTGGTTAGCCAGTAGTTATCATCTCCTGCCGATATCTGCAGCGTATCGTGAATAACCTCCGATCCGCTGCTGGCATATAGCCGCTCAAGAATTGTCATGCTTCGGCCACTCTCTGTTTAGCGCAATATCCAGTAACGACTGGCCCGCCAGCCATTCTGGGTAATTTCCCCAACCAGAAGGCGGTAACGGGCGCTCCCATAATTCCAGCGTTGCGCTGTACTGCCAGTATTTTGGCGCGACCAGCGTCGGCCCTTCGTAAATATCCACGAACCTGGCTTTATAGGGCTTTACCCCGATGGGAGTCTGGAGTTTCAGATAGAACCAGGACTGGCCATCTTTAAGCGCATCCCTGAAAAACGCCTCAAACACCTGCGCCAGAGCATCAGTTTTAAAAATCCATTTAACCGATGCCTGGGTGGGTGTTGAGGTATATCGCCTTCGTTGTTGAGCGCGACCGGACGTCATCTCCGTTCGCAGCAAAGGTGATATGGGCTTAAACCCGTACCCGTCCATAAGCGGCATGGGCAGGTATTCGTCCGGGTAGAAAATATCTGCCATGAATATTCCCTCCGGGCAGGTTATCGTGGTTTTTTGGGCTGAAGGTTGGAGTAAAGAGCTCTACCGAAGGCATTTTGAGGATTGTTTACGTCGCTCGTCAGTTCAGATTTTATCTGTTTAGCCAGGCGGCGGCCGTGGGCATCCAATGTCTGCATCATCACATCATCCGGTTTACCAGTGAGGTGGTAATTGACGTTGATGTCACCAGTTGAAAGAAGTTGTCTTTCTTGCTGCTGCCTCGCAGCGTTCTGTACCGCCGGCGATTCCCGCCCAACAGCTTTGACCCCAAGCGAACCATCAGCACCACGGGTAAGCGGCATGATGGCTTCCGGCCCGGCCTCGCCGAATACACCCGCACCTTTCGCAAACGCAAAATATTGGGGAGTGCTGTAAACACCATTGCTGTAGGCAGAAAGTGACGGAGAATCGTAAACGCCTCCGAGAGCGTTAAATGAAAAATTAGCTCCCGCGCTTTGAATAGCGGTACCACTACTTGCCGCACCGCTGGCACCGCCAAAAAGACTACCGAACAACCCACCCGCTCCGCCGCCAAATGACGCCATAATCGCTTTAGTGATCAACGCCTGTGTTGCCATCTGGATCAGCGTCTTAATCACCGTTTCGCCCAGGGAAGAGAAAATATTTGACATCCCATCTTTAAAAGAAGCAGCGCCTGTCAGGACGTTTGTCAGGTTGTTGGAGATAGAGTTTGTGGTGGCATCCAGAATCTCGCTGGTTGCAGTGGCAGCCATTGAACTCAGTTCAGAAGCCTGATCGGCATAGTTCATCAGGGAATCGCTGATCCCAGCGCGCCAGTCTGACTGCTGTTCATCGGTTTTTTTGTAGTAGTCCTCCTGAATCGCCAGCCGTTCAGCAAGTGCAGCCTGCAGTGCTTCCGTTTGCTGTTTGTACAGGTCCTCAGAAATTTCCCCTCGACTGAAATCCCGCTGCAGGTCCCGCTGCTGTTTGAGAAAATCAGTGCGAATATCTGCCATTTCCTTCATGCGGTCGCGGGCCTTTCCCCCCATCCCGGCACCAAGAAAATCAATATTCCCCCTGTCACGCGCAGCAGCATTACTATCAGCCAGCCCATCACGGAACGTTTTTAACTGTTCAGCAATGTTTTTCTGATCGATAAGCGCAGCATTATGCAGAATAGTTTCTTTTTTAGCTCGATCGAGTGAGGCTAACTCCCCCTGAACTATCTGATATTTTATTTTTGCCAGTTCATTGCTTTGTCCGGCGAGTGCAATCTGTTCTTCTTGTTGTTTAACAATACGGGTATATGCATCTTCATTTTTTTCTACCTCTGACTTTCCGCGAGGTTTTTTTTGCGATTCGTTAAGTTTAAAGTCTGTAGCAGCATTACCTTGAATAGCTGCGATCTGCTCATCCTGCCCAGGTAAAATATTACCTTTATTATCAGTTCTAACCGCTCCCTGTTTGATGGCATCTTGAAGAGCTTTAAGCTTGGCCCGCTCTACACCTTCTTTCTGAGAGAGGGCTATGCTCTCCTTCTGTTGCTTTATAAAATTATCGTAAGCTGTATTGGTTTGGGGTGCTGGGGGCTGGCCGTTCCCAGAACGCTTTTTTAATTCGTCCATGAATTGAATGGTAACTGACAGCGATGTTGCCATTACTTCATTAACATTCAGCGCACCAATTATCGAACTTTTTATTTTGTCAAAAGCGACTGCCGATGCCTGAACTTTTGAGGCTAACTCAGTTTGTAACTTATTTTGCGCATCTACAGCATTGTTTAATTGAGATGTAGTATCAGCAATATCTCGGGATATTTTATTATATTCCCGCTGATATTTAGCAGCGTTCTGTACGTAACCATTATTTTGATCATTCTGAACGCCCATCTGTCGAGCGAGAGACGTATATTTCTGAACTTCAGCAGCGGCCTCGGCTTGAGCATCCCTCAAGTCTTCCAGCTTATCTTTGAGCGCGTCAATGGAGTCACCAGAATCAGCAATAGAGCCTCTGATTTGAATTTCGCTCATGGCTTTCGCCTTTTCCACCACCTCATCAAGGGTGGAGGCATACTGTATCGCAGACTGACGCGCCTGTTCCTGGTTCTGATACCATGTATACCAGGCACCTGCACCCAGCATCAAAATCCCTGGAATGCCACCAAAGAGGGATGATACGCCAGCCCATGCGGTTCTCGTTACAGAGGTGAGCGCATTAAGCCGCTGATTTGCTATTGACAGCTCATTGACCGTGGCGGTTTCCGCTTTATTCGCTTTGACCATCTCCATTGAGTTTCTTGCAAGCAGTGTCCTGATGGATGCGCGTTGTTTTTCCGTCTGCGCCAGTTCAAGTTGAGCCACTAGTGAGCGCTGATTAGACAGAAGTAACGATTTTTCCGTTTCAATCTGAACAAGTGAGGCGTTTGCTCCTTCGATTTTAGCCGCAGTGCTGGAAATTTCCGCCCCTCTGGCCCTAATTAGCTCTTCGGTGTGTGATTTCAGTTGAAGCGTCCAGTTTCCCAGAAACCGGGTCACGCCCACAGCCGTTAACGCTCCTGCAGCCATTGCTACGGTATCAATGTTCTCAGCCAGTGAATCAAGACCACCAGCAAGCACAGCGGAGGCACCGTATGCATCATTTGTACCGCCCACCCAGGCCATAAAGGCGTTTTCAACCTTTTGAGTCGAGGCTGATACTGTTTTTGGCATTGCATCAAATTCAGCCTGCATCACCCGTAACTGAGCGGTAATAGCCGGAACCACTTTATCTATTGTCAACAGTCCGTTATCAGCCATCGCCTTGAGGTCTTTGCGGGCAACGCCCATACCTGCCGCTAAGGCTCGGATGATCCGATCACCGTTTTCGTTAACAGAGTTGAACTCCTCCCCGCGCAATACCCCCTGCTCCAGCGCCTGGCTGAACTGTGTGATAACTGCACTGGCCTCTGACGTGCTGGCCCCGGATAATTTAAGGCCCGTGCTGATAGCCTCGGTGACTTTCAGTACATCGCCAGAGGAATAGCCAAACTCACGCATGGATGCTGCCGAACGAGAAAATAAACCTGCGTTATCACTGAACGCTGTCCCTGTTTTCTGGCTGATATCCATAAGTAATCGTTGGGAATTGGAGAAATCATCGGTTGATGTTGACGCCTGTTTTAGACGTGCATTCACAGAACTCCACTCATCAGCAAGAGCAATAAGGTGCCCGGTCGCAAAAACTCCGGCAAACGCACCAGCCATACCCATAGCTGCACTTTTAGTTTCTGATAATTGTGCAGATACTTCGGCTAGCGCCTGTCTTGTCTCGCGTGCGGAAACAGCCGCCTGCCGCCCACCCCGTTGCATTGTCTTATAATAATCGGACCCCATGCGAGATGCGCGAGCGATCTCGGTCTGAAAGGACTGAGAATTAGCTGAAACTTTTATAATTAATTCGCGAAGGGTTGCCATTGCTATTCCTCTAAAAAAAAAGCCCCGCTTACGCGAGGCTCTTAATCTAATTTGTTAGTTTAATCAATCATTCATCCTGACCGCATACCTTATAATACAAATCCAAATCAGACCCAATGAGGGTCTTGTATATCTTCTTATCATCAATGGTATAGTTTACGCCTTTAGAGAAAAAACCTTTCGATTTCATTGTTAATGCCAGCTGAAACTTTGAATAACCAGCATAGGCTCCGAAACTATTTTTTGAATTTATTTCACCACAAACAAATCCGCCAACCAGTCCATCTTTTTCACCTGCTTTTACAAACCTTAGATAGCGAAACTTTGCACTATCTGGATCTTTCATGTCAGCAGCAACTTCCTTTTTGGCAATATCTATTGCTTTTTCGTCGCTGGGTTTACATCCTGCCAGAAATAAAATGGATAATGCCAAAACTATTAATTTTTTCACACAGCGCCCCTATTGGTAAGGATATGGGTAAATCCTACCATTGGTTATGTAAAACTTCAGCTATCATTGTTTGTTCAAGCTGATGCTGCGAGCAAAGCGGCTTCTAACCCGGCAAATGGATCGCCGCTGTCGCTTGCCTCATCTTCTTCTGTGCTCCACTGAAGCTGAGCCTCTTCAATGGTGACTTTACCGCCCTGCGCCCCGTAAACCGCTGATACCAGCTGAGCATTGAGAATATCGCCACGGATATCACCGATCGGGCTGATACGATCGTATTCAGCCCACATCCTGAATTCGCCGACCGTCATGGTTTGTCGCAGTTCGCCCAGCGTGCGGCCCATCCGGAGCGCCAGCGCCATCAGGAACTGCATGCCAGGCATTTTTACTTTGCTTTAGCATCATCCGCGTTACGAATGAGATCAAGTGCCTGCTTCAACAGCCGGGAATGCACAGGGCCATAGATCGCTTCAACCTGTTCGGTGTCATCGACAGTAAAGACGGGCTGCAGGTCGGTATCCAGCAAAATATCGATGAAAAGCGTGACGTCGGCCCGCATCGTGCGGAAGGCTCGTTCTGAAGGGGTCAGTTCTGGTGCCTCCTGGGGCTCCTGCCCTTCCGGTAGTTTGGGTGGTTCCGGGCTGGCAATGCCCTGCCAGCGAATCCAGGCTTCTGCTGATGGCTCACGAATGATGACTTTGGCGTTATCCCACTCCGGAACGGAGACTTCTTTTTTACGAAAGCCCGCCATCGGTGCCAGTGCCAGTGCTTTAAGACTCGGTTTTGACATTAATTTTATCGCCGGTCTCCCGGCGCTCCGTTAATTGATGGTGACGGTGCAATCAGAAGAAGTGATCACAGTGCCATCGGCATCAGTAACCACGCAGGAATAAACCCCGGCATCACCGGATACAGCGCTGGCTTTCGTAAACGTTGCGCTGGTCTGGCCGCTGACCGTCGAGGTGCCCTTTTTCCAGGCGTAGGTATAAGGTGCCGTACCGCCCTGGACGACCACGCCCATGGTCAGGGCGCTTCCTGCCGCGACCGTTTGGGACGCCGGAAGGTCAGTAGCAAACGACAGAACTCCTGGGGCGTTAATATTGGTGGGTTTACCTTTCAGACGCAGCGAGAACGTTGCAGCAACCACGCCATTGGTTTGAGAATCCCAGGTGTGCTGACGTACCTCAGCGCGCATCAGGAATCCATTACCAGACGGGAAAATAACCTTAAACCCATAAACCCCGTCGTTATCATATGCTGCACGAAGTGCATCCTGCGCCGGGTTGCGGTAGAAGTTACCGGAAAGTGACATTTCAGACGGAGCAGGAAGGCCGTTGATATTTTCCGTTTCATCCGAACAGAGCGTTGTCACGTCAATATCGTTTTTCTGACCAGCGGTAAAGCTTGCCTGTTTGATAGTGCAACTCAGGTTTAACCAGGTTGCGGTATCCAGCTCTGCCGCGGTGACCGGCACAGAGGTAATCATTACTACCGTTTTTTGGGCACGTTCAAATAGTGCTGACATCGCAGCCTCCATAAATGAAAAAACCGCCAGTGGCGGTCGGATTGGATTGGTTTTTGTCAGGCAATGACCGTTATTTCGAGGGTTGCCCGATGAAGATGGGTTGTCGTGTCGTAGCCAGGAATTTTTGTCACCTCGACAGGTGAAAGTACCTGCAGGCGAGCCAGGGCGTCCAGGCGTAACGCTCTGGCTTCGTCATTTGTTTCAGCCCATACATCAACCTGAATGCGCAGTGTCGACTCTGCCTGGCCGCAGAAAACATCCCCGGCAACATCAGTCGGTATCGAGAAAATGACATAGGGAGTGGAAACTGCAGGAAGTCCGTCGCTGCCTAGCGGCACCACATACGGATAAACCCGCCCGTCTGCCAGCGTCGACAGCAGGTCATAGAGATCATCCTCTGTCATTTTGATAACACCTCATCGATAGCCTGATTCATCCGCTGCATCGCCACCTGCGCAGCCTCTTCCATGCGGGTATCAAAGGCAGGACGAACAAACGGATGTGCTGGCGCCGTAGATGTTCCCAGCTCCACGAAGCGCCAGTAAAACGCATTCCGCTTGTTGCTGGCCTTCATGGTGTTGTCGCTGTTCCCCGTTTGCGGGTTAACGCCACGAATATGCACCCCCGATGAGATTTCACCTCGACGGCGGCTTTTCTGGGTGACGACAACAACGTTTTTCTTCAGTTTGCCGGTTTTCTCCGGAGCGCGATCAATAACCTCCTGGCGGAGCAATTCGGCGCCAGCACGGGTCGAATCCCGGAGAACTTTATTATTTTCGGCCTTGCTGAGCGTTTGCAGATCGCGGGCGATATCCTGCAGCCCGGAAAAATCCAGATTCACATCAATCATTTTTCGGTCCCCTGTTTGCAGAGAATTTCCAGCCGGGTACCTTTTATATCCGGAACCGGAGGCCCGGTAACGTTAAGAACTGCGCCTTTAAACGGACCAGTACGGACCTTCAATCGGGATGAGGCTGAAATATCCCTGCGAAAACGCACCCAGACTCGGATTGTCGCATCGGCATGCTCTGCGCCAGCGGCTAACAGCTCCCGACCGCTTATCCCCTTAACCTCGGCCCAGATGGTTTTCCCATCTTCCCAATTTTCAACTGGCTGGCCTGAAGGCGTTCTGGTGGTGGTGAAATTTTGGATTGTGACCCGGTGCCGTAATCGTCCTGCCTGCATAATTCCCCCGCTTAAATACCATAAATTTTGTAAGGCTGGAGAAGTGACTCGACAGTAAACGGAATATCTGTAGCAGCCTGACCGACAGAGACCGTTTCACGGTTTTCGTACCAGTGACCGATAAGCAGAAGCATCGCTGCTTTCACATCATCGCCAGGGAGAATTGAATCAGGATCATCTGCATACCCCTCGCTGGTTTCGGACTCATACATTTTGCGACGAGTCCATGTTTCGACATAACGAGAAGCAGCTCCGATGTAGAGGGTCAATAGTGAGTCGTCATCGGTAAAGTCAGGCTCAATGCGACAGTGCTTTTTAACCACTTCAAGTTCTAACATTATTTTTTAGCCTTCTTCTCTGGCACAGTTTCCGGCTGTTCCGGCTGTTCCGGCTGTTCCGGCTGCGCAGAATTATCAACATCTACCAGCCGTGCATAACCTTTTTGAACCAACTCACGGCCATGCTGTTCCAGCGTCTCCAGTGACTCGCCTTCAGTCACCACTACCCCACCAAAATAAATTGGTTTCACCGCGATAAGTTTCATCGTGTTACTCCGAAAATAGCGGCCCGGAGGCCGCCAGAAAAATTACTGGCCGCCGGAAGCCGGCACAGTAAAGGAGCCATAAATAAATGCTTCAGGGCGTTTTACTGCTAACGCCAGACGCTCTTCACAGCGAATAGAGATCATGTTTTTCTCGAAGTCGTCGCCGTTCTCCGTCGAGATCACAACGTTTGCGTCTTCGCGGTCGAAAAGCTGTGCCGCAGCATTAAATGCACCTGTCAGGAACTTGCCCTGGAAAGCTGCTGCTTCAGTGGCGACAACCGGAAGCCCCCACAGCGTCGGCCCCGTCAACGCAGCCGGGTTCGCCAGGATATAGCGCCCCAGGGTGTCTTTAGTCAGTTCGATTTTCGCCCAGTCCATGAAGTGCAGGACGTGACCGGATGCAGGGAATCGGGCAAGTTGAGCCTGAAGCATTGCCAGGCGCAGATCGTCAATACCGTTCTGCTGTTCAACGGCAAATGCCGCGCTGTAAGCCGTGGCCTGCGGCACGATGCCATGGAGGTGAGCGCCAGTGCCATCACCAAACAGAATCTCCTGTTCTTCGACGTACTTAAGGCCGTAACGCATTTCCGCATCAATCATGGACTGCAACTGGGCGAAGTCGTCCAGAATCTGCTTGGATGCCTTGAACATGTGCGCGATGGTTGTCACTGGAGTGATTTTCGGCGTGAACTCAATATTGCTATACGGCTTGGTCGTGTTCTCCGGTACCGCTGCCGCAGCATTGGTAAAGCCGGTCTGCTGCACCCAGAAAATGGCCGGTGAACCCGTACGGCCTGGCGCGATAAGATCGCGAATAAATAACCGCTGCTTTGGCGCTACATCAATACCCGGCAGTCGTTGTGGTTCAACAACCCCCTCAGGAACGTCACTGGAAATCAGAGCAGCTTTTACAGGAACAGAAATACGCTTGTTCCCTTCGATGCTGGACGACAGAACTTTAATGGCTTCAGCAGAGATAACCTGCTGGCCGACAGTTTCAATAACCTGTTTTGCGTTTGCCAGCGGCATCTGTGCAACATGCTGCTCCAGTTCGCCCAGCGCTGCTTTAAGAGTCTTTTCGGCTTCTTTCAGCGCATTAAACTCAGTCGCCATTTTGTCCACGGTTTCTTTGGTTTCCGCCGACAATTTGCCGTTCTTTTTCGCTTCAGTCAGCGCTTCTTCCGCTTTGGCGTTAAATTTGCCGGTTGCTTCTTCAATGGAAGCGGTGACTTTTTTCAGAATCTCGTTTACATCAGACATACATGGTCCTTATTTGACTAACGCCGCAAGAGCGCTTTCAAGTGAATTGAGGGTTTCAGGTTTGATATCTTCGGCAGCGCCCGGCTTACCATCGGGATCGGTAACAGCGCCCGGCGTGTTACCTGTTAATGCTTTGATTAATTTCCGGCGCTCGGACCGGGGGGTATTTGTTTTCGCCAGCAGTGCATCAAGTTTGCGAAGCGCAGCTGCAGGTGATTCGTCGCCGTCGCTGACCGCATCAGCAGAAAGCAGGCTGTCTGCCAGTCCCTTCGCCACAGCATCGCTGCCACCGATATAACTTTCGGCGTCCATTAGTTTCTGAACGGCGGCAATATCAAGGCCGGATCGCGCCGCGTAAATATCAGCCATTGCGGTATCGAATGGCTCCAGTGACTGCGCCAGTTCAGCGAAGTCATGGCGGTTTCCCATCGCGTACAACCAGCAGTTATGGATCATCAGAAAGGCACCGCGGCCAATCTGAATATCATCCCCGGCCATCGCAATTATTGAGGCGGCACTGGCGGCAATGCCCAGCACCTTCACCGTTACATGGCCTTCGTATTCGCGGAGAAGGTTATAAATAGCCAGACCTTCGAACATGTCGCCACCCGGCGAGTTGATATTCACCGTAACATCTGCGCCGTTCATCGCCCGAAGCGCACCGGCAATACGTTTAGCTGTTATCCCTTCACCCCAGTAGTCCTGCCCTATAACATCAAAAACAGAAATAGTGTTATCGTCAGTAGTCGCCGCCTTGATCCCACCGTCCCAGCGGTCCAGTGCGGACGGTAATGTTTCACAGGTAACGCGCGCGCAGGGGCGACCCGCCGGCGCCACCGGAAGTTGTTTTTTGCTCATCAGGAAAGTGCTCCTAAGCGGCCTGTTTCAGCGGAGATTGTTCAAAGGAAATGTCGGGGAATACGTGGTTATGCAGCTCTCGCAAAGCCAGCGCCTGAACGGCAGGGTTGCTGCTTTCGAGATTTTTCAGTTGCGTCAGGTTGAGCTGAACGGTGTAAATATCGCCCCCTTCTATCGGCGGCATGTTCTCAAGACGGCGAACGTCATTGCGAGACATCCAGCCATTCTGCAGTGCGCTGGTATAGTAAGCAGCACGACCAGCGCTATCGGCGCGCAGAAGCCCTTCAACGGAGAACTCAGCAAACAAGTCCTCATCACTGTTCAGAAGACAACGCGATATTTCCTGCTCAATATTGACCAGGAGAGGACGCAGGGTATGAGTCAGGAACAGCATGTTCATCCCTTCAAGACTCGAAGCCCAGCTGGATTGTTTTGTCGTATGGCCGACCATAAATGGCGGTACGCGAAACCAGCGACAAATTTCCTCAATACTGAATGAACGGCTTTCAAGGAGTTGCGCGGCCTCCGGGTTCATAGTGACATTCTGGTAAGTCAGTTCATTTTCCAGAACCATCAGTTTCCCGGCGTTTTTAGAACCAATAAAAGACTGAAGGTTTTGACGCAATCTTTCTCGCTGTTCCTTATTAAGCGCCGTTTTTGAAGACAGGAAACCGGTACTTTGCAGGCCATTTTCGAAGATTTTTGCCGCGGCTTCATCAACCGACATAGCAGCGCCGAAAACGTCAACCCCGGCCATTGTCGGCATCATCCCGCAAACACCATCAAGACCAAATCCGCGGATATGCATCATCCGGTCTACTGGAATGATCCGCTTAACGCTATTTTCCGTGTATGTATACTGTAACTTCCCGCTATCGAGTCGCTTTACAACCATATTCTGCGGAAGTAACGGCACCAGCGAAACCAATTTGCTGCCGATATATAGCTTCTCGACAAATGCATTACCACGCAGGCAAATACTGGCCACAATCATCAACATGAAACGGGAAGGGGTCATTTCCGGGTTAGGACGCCTGCATAATATCTGGTAGGCGGGATTGTTCTGGGCCAGCTTTCGCGATCCATCAGCCTGCCGCTCGTAAATTTTAAGCGGAAGCGTGGAAACTGATTCACTTAAGAGTCTTACGCACGCCCAGACAGCAGAAAGCCGGATAACTTTGTCAGCGGTAACCACTTTTCCGCTACTGCTGGTTCCGTACCACTCCCGCCAGAATTCACCGGTCGTCAGGCTTATGGGAACACCAAGCCAGTTTAAAAGAGCGCTCTTAACGCGCCCTGGTTGCTGTTTATTCTTAGCCATCAGATACCCACTATGATCGGATCGTCAAAAAAGCCCTCTATATCGCCATCATCAGGCTCATAACCTTCTGCAGCACCAATTGCCATCGCCGACGCAACCACACCATCTATTCGACCAGTACTCTTTTTCTTGGCGAATATGCGGTTTTCTTTTTGGTCGGCTTCGGTTACGGCGGAAGCAGCGTTCCATCGGAGGCAGGGGTTTGTTTTAATAATGATTACGCCATCATCGAGCATCTGTTCAAAAAGTTCGATGGAATGAGGCATCCACAGTCCGGAATCCTGCGCCTTGTAGTATCCCTGCCCGTGAGGTATCAGCGGTACTGATACAGAAGCGCTCTCTAATTCCGGCTCAAGATATTTTATGCGGTACTGGTCGAAGGCGATCGCCTTGATATCGAACAACATGGAAAGATCAGCAATGCGCTCAGCAACAAAGCCATATTTCACCGCCTTTCCGGGAGTGGTATGAATATGGCCTCCCCGTTCCCATGCGTCGTAAGGTACGCGGTCTGTTTTCGCTCTATCCAGCAAAGTATCTTTTGGTGTCCAGAACTCCACCAGCAGCTTTCTTTTTTTAGGGAAAAAGAGCGCCAGAGACGTAAGGTCGCGAGTTCCTGAAAGGTCCAGGCCGCCATAACATTCTTCTCCCTGCAGCTCCTGCAGGTCAAAGTCCTCTTCGCACCCCATCCACACATCGCTACTCATCCATGGGTTATCGGCATCCACCCACTGACAGAAGTTTAACCGCCGAACAATGCTTTCCTTCGACGGCATCCCCCGAGCCTGAGTAACCTGCTCACGCAGGTAGCGATCGGTAAAAGTATGACCAAGAGAGGGGTTTGCTTTTTTCCAGCAGGACTCGTCCTTGAATGGGTCTTCTCCTTCGTCCAGGGAGCAAATGAAAGAAAAGAAACTGTCATCCTCAATCGAGCCTTCGGCAACTTTACGCCCATACTCGTGATAGTCGTAGCAGACGCTGGTTTTGTCGTGGCCGCTGTTAGTGATCATGAAAATCAACGCCTGGCGACGACCTTTCGTCCCGGCGCGCATCATTTCCACAACCTGGTTGTTTTTGTGCTCGTGAATTTCGTCAATCAGTGCACAGTGTGGGCGTGGCCCTGACTGCCCATCATCCGAACTGATAGGCCGGAAAAATGAGCCGGTCTGAAGAAATGCAAGGTTCCACTCTTTCCCGGCACCGCCTGATTTATTTATTCGCTGTGCTAACGCAGGGGACTGATCCACCATCGCGACAGCATCACGAAAAAGGATCATGGCCTGGTCTTTTTTCGTTGCTGCTGCATATATCTCGGCACGAGGCTCCTTATCTGCTGTTAGACAGTAAAGCCCCACTCCGCCAGCCAGTGGTGATTTGCCGGAACCCTTACCAGATTCAACGTACACCATGCGAAATCTACGATAACCATCCGAGTTCTTCCAGCCGAATATCGACCCTACAATAAAGCACTGCCACGGTAGCAGGTTGAAGGGTTTACCTTCATGCTCACCACCGTTGAGCTTCAGTACCTTGGCAAAAAAGTCGATGGCGCGCTGCGCCGCTGCAACATCCCATACCAACCCGCGAGCATGGCAGGATTCCAAATCTTTGAGATGTCGCTTACAGGCATTCCTGATGTCAGGCCCGGCGATTTCTTTGCCGGAGTCTACATCCCGCGCATATTGCGTGGCGGGTTCAACCGAAGAACTGGTTGAGCGGGTCTTCTTCTTTTTCTCCACCATCCACTTTCACCTTCGTTCTGGCGGCCGGAGTCAGACCGAATTCAACCAGGTAACTTTTAAAACGTCGATCAGCATCCGCCAACATTGCTACTGCCGGGTTAGCCTTAATCAAAAAACCGCCCTCGGTCTGCACGGTGTAAGTTCGCCCCTCGTCAGCAATAGTCAGGCGAAGCTGCAGAATGTCGGCGTAAATATCGCAGAGTCGTTCGAGCGCCAGCGTATCGGCAATGGTTAAAATGCCCATGCCATCCAGCAGCACGGTCAGCTTCCCCCACGCCACCTTTCCCCAGTCAGTGAGGTGCTCTGGAGGGCTTGGTATTTCTCGCGCTGGCGATGGTTCTTTGTCGTTAAGTTTGCGTTTGCCCGGGTTGCCGGTAACCACTTTGAGGTGGGTCGGTTTCGGGCGTCGTCCTGCCATCGGAACCTCCCGGAAAAAAACTTTTCATTTCGCGGTTGTGCACAAAAAGGACTGGCGGCGGTCATTTGGGTTCGAGATTTTGAACTTTTGACCCGCCCCTCCCCCTCAAATGAGAATCGATATAATTTGAATGCTAATGATTTAAAATGACAATCACTTTTGAGGTATATTGATAATGGTTATCACTTAAACCAATGAGAAGCCGGGTCCAGTGGCATCCCGTTTTCATCGCAGCCGATCACGGTGCCACGCTTCTCCATTCGCTGCTTCGTTGAGTCGTGGTGCTGCTTACACAGCCCTTGCCAGTTCTTCCGGCTCCAGAAAAGCTTTTGCGCCTTCGCGATTGCCTGGCTGTCACCAGAGCGCAGAGCCTCTTTCAGTTTGTGCGGGATGATATGGTCAACCACCGTTGCCGCTGTCACCCTGCCTTGCTCCTGGCACATGACGCATAAGGGGTTTGCGCGAAGGAAGATAAGACGCTCACGGTCCCACTTGCTGCCGTAAATGCGGGGCTCTTTGTTCATGTTCTGGCCCTATTGCTTAGGTGACCATTCTATCTTCACCTGGCTTTTGGCTAAGTCCATTAAAAAAGCCGCTCGAAAGCGGCCTTCAGACAATTAATTTTCTACTCAAAATACTTATCGAGCTGTTTAGCTAATGCCCGATTGAACAATTCTTTCGATACTGTCACGAGGGTTCCGATGCTGGCATCTTTGAAACCCGTCTTAAGCGTTGACCAGACTTCTTTATTCCTTATTGCTTCAAGGAAGTCATGCCCTTCAGCCGTTAGCCGGAGCGGAATAACAGCCCAAGAATAAAATCCATCAACAGAGACTTGCAAACCAAAGCCGAATCCTCCGTCAGGTTGACTTATTAGGCCTCGGTCATCCAGTAGTCTCATATGGAATACAAATTGATCGACATTGTAATCAAAGCCTTTCTCTTTTAATTCACGAATATTGGTTACTGGTCTATCTGATTCCTCGAAAGCCACCAGCAATCCTTTTAGGTACTCATGGTCAATTTTCACGCTAACCCCCACCATTTTGGATGAGTAATTTAGCATTATCACAGACGCTCAACGAGTGCCTGCTGTAATGCGGTCAGATACCAGTTTATAACCTGACCAAATGTTACTTAGATCACAATCCATAGAACCACCCACCAATGCCAAAGGCTGCAGCGATCACCAGACAAGCAATTGCCGTTTTAGGCATTAACACACCGTAAAATGCAGGAGACAATCCCAGGAATAAAACCATTAGCACTGGCCACATACTAAGCAACAGGAAAAAGTAGCCATTTATACCACCGCTGCTAAACGTCACATTCACTCCAAACCATTACCCGGACTTTCCATAGCTTGGTTGCTTCGTTGCATGACATCATACAACTGCCCCTTATACAGGAGCTTTAACATTATCACAGGCACTCGATGAATGCCTGCTGTAATGCCTTAGCTGACCTTCTCAGCGGCAGTATCAAACAGCGCCAGCGCTTCGGTCGCTTCCTGGATTGCCTTACGGGTCTTCGAGACAATCTCACTTTCCGTGAAAACACGATCGAAAGAGTCAGCGAATAGCTCAGACTTCAGATAGCTGTCGCCTACCCAGTCAATGGCCAGCTTGGCCGCTGCGGTGTCATAATTAACTTTCTTGATTATATCCAGGCGGATTTGCTCGGATGCAGTGATCTCTGACATGTCTTACCTCTGTGCGATGTGGGGAGTATTATCGAAGCCATTCGACAAAATAGCCTCTGTGATGCTTTTGCATTTATCTTTGCCGTGTGTACAAGCTGAACGGTTTCCTTACGGATGCCTGTTACGCACAATAAAAAAGGTCGCATAAAAAATGCGACCTTTGGTTGGTACCAGTTAGAAACCTAAAATCTCTCAGGAGCCACCCGGGAGAGATTTTCTGCTTGCTAAATGACCTCTGCCGTTTCGGTGTTGGCTGGCAGTGGTAACGTGAGGATAGCTTCATTTCAGCCATCGATATCATATAAATGGATGAATAGCTTATTAGGCTAGTAATTCGCGATTCTCAAGAACATTAACCAGAACAACAGACGTCTGTGCTTATTTTTTTAGCGCAATGATCCGTTAGTCACCAGTAACTAACATATTATTCGATGGTTCCTTAGACAGTGACCCATAAATCTAATTGTTTAATGTACCATTGGATGGGCACACAAATAACCACACCATCCCCAAAGTTAACAGATTTGATAACACACCCTTGTGGCGGAAAAAATTCCGCACCAGTCTGGGGCCGGATCGAGCGCTCAATGCCGTAACGATAACCGCATGGTAGTTGTGGTAGTAAGTTTACTGTCATGAGTGGCTACTTAGTTAAGAGTGGTTTGAGATCCTATAGTGCATGACATCCGCTGAATTAGATACAAACATTTCGATGCTGAAAGCTTGAATGTCTTGTTTTCAGATTTTTTGTTCACTTAAGGCCACTTATTTCATGTGCTATGCCTGTTACTTACTCACCGCCCGATAGTACGCCTGCCAGCGATACTTATCCAAACGGAGCTGACGCAGGCATTGAGCGGTTTCTACATCAGACTGTAAATCTTCATCGCTGTCATTCCCTGCGTCACTTGCTTTGCACGGCGGACTCATCAAATCCGGGGATGGAGTTGGCAGCATCGATGGCGCGCTGACGCAACTGCACAGCAGCATCATCAAACCTACACACAGTACGATTCGGAGACTGAACATATTTCACCACGTCGCGGGTTATTGTTTTGTAGATGACCTTACCCGCTTCGTTAGCAGTCGCGGCCTTTTCCTCTACAGGCTTAATGGCATTCTCGGCCTTCTCTCTCTTCTTCGCAGCCTGAGCATTGATGTGATCAGCGTGGGAACTCCATCCCATACGCCATGAAATGGCACAGAACATTAGCAGGATTGCTATTGCGATGATAACGGCGGTTAAGCGACTCATCTTTGCTCCCATAAACACACTTCACGCTCAATTTCCCTCCGGGTAATAAGTCCTTTCCACTGCTTACCTTTGGCATAGGTCCAGCGGCGCAGCTGATCACACGCACCTTTCTGGTCACCCTGGTTGATTTTGCGCAGCAGAGTAGAGGTCTGGAAGTTCCCGGCTCCGACGTTATAGGCGAATGAGTACAGAGCCCCACGCATTGTTTCTGGGATCGGTTTTTTGATGTAAGGGTTGATCTGCCAGGCGACGGTATTCAGGTCTTTATTTAGTAGCGCCCGACACTCTGCCTCGGTATAGGTTTTGCCGAGCATGATGTCTTTACCTGCGTGGCCGTAGCAAACCGTCCAGACACCTACCACATCCTGATAAGGGGAGTATCGCACTCCCTCAAGCCCATCATTACCCATCGGGCCAGTGATGAGTGCAGAGGCAATCGCCAGGGCCCCGCCGCCCACCGCCGCAAGAACAGTTTTACGTAGTGTCGGAGACATTATTCACCTCGAGCAGCTTTTCGCCGGTCTTCTTTAATTTTGAAGTACAGATTCGTCAGGTAAGTCAGCAAGCCAAATACCAGACTTCCCAGAACACCAATAGCGGCCCACTGGGATGGGGATACTTTGTCGAGCAATTGCAACATCCAGAACCCCGCGTTACCTGCGGACGTTCCGTAGGCAATACCTGTTGTTAGCTTGTCCATTCGATACATACTCCACCTCCGGGTTAACGGGGTGCTTTGTGTTTGATAAGGTTCAGGACCGGCAGGAGGAAATCTTATCAATGATGTTTCCAGGTACCTGAAAATGAAAAAACCACCCTGAATAGGTGGCTAGATAATTCAACGCGAGCTATGTGCCCGGGGATAGTGTATTGTTGCGGACCATTCATCAGGAAATATCATATGCAACAACGCAAAAACTCAAAAAACAATCGCAACTACCTCATCAAATGTACCTGCCCTAGCTGCACCAACCAATCAGAACATAGTTACACCCGAGTCCAGAAAGGCTCTGCGCTGATGTGCCCTCACTGTAGTAAGATTTTCACTCAAGACAAACTTCCCACCGCTTAGGCTTTACATCATCATAATCTCTGGTAATGCATCCACTGCTGCGCTCGTATAGATTAGAGAAGTAAGCCCATTAGGCAATGAGGCCGATGAATACCTGTTAGACGGGTCTCGGCTTACTGGCAGAAAATTAACGTTCTGGCATCGGCAAGATAAAAGGCCTGCCGCAATGGAAGGCCTTTAGGGGGTTATGCAGTATGTGTGGTGCCGGGTGCCTCCCGGTAAGTCGCCGCCAGTCCACAGACGACTCGCAATGCGCAAAAAAACATATCAGACTGGCAATGCCCCTCCGCATAGGGGGATTCACCACACCAGAAATTTAACATTCAGTCTTTCTGGTTTCAATACTCTGCTTGTCTGAGGTATCGGCTCACCATAACCGCCCAGCCTGATGTTATCAGCGTGTAGCGGCTTGTTTTTCTCTTTGATAAAATTGATTCGCAAATGATTAAAACATCAACTGGTGAAAATATGAGTAAGTACTCAGACCTTTTACAGGTAATCAAGTCCCGGGTTTGTCAAAATAACAACTTCCCCCAAACATTACTGGCAGACTCACACAGTTACAGAGCCAGGCAGGTTTGGTATCGAATAGGACAAATATTCACTCTTGAATGTATTCTCGATGAGTACAGGAAACATTTTTCATCGGATTATTATTATCTTGATAACGATAAGGCTCTTCATCACCTTATCTTCGAAATGACCAAGTGGAAACCTGAAGAGATTAGAAGACTCTCGCTAAACGACTGTCTCTTTATCATTGCCAGTCAACTAAAGCCCAGTTATATGTCAGAAGATGCTGCCGCTGTCCTGGCGTCACTCAATCTGCCGACTGGCCACTATCCTGTTGAGGATTTTCCACAAGAGGACTGGGATCCCAGGGAAAACTCAGCATTCCTTCAAAGCTACCAGTAGCGACTCGCCCAATCTCCGCAGAGATCTGACTCAGTCGCTCCTCAAGAGCGGCTTTTTCTGCTATCAGACGGTTGAAGTGGGCAAGATAGATTTTCTGTTGCCCAAGCCAGTCTTCAAGCTGTTGAGTGGTCATGCCCGGGTTAAAAAAATATGGCTGCTGCATCGCTTCCCCCAGAAAAGCAAAACCCCGCCGGTTGGCAGGGTTCAGAATCAGTTTCATTTGGATGTACGTATCCATGATTAGAATAATAAAGGACAATTTTATGCAAAGTCAACTCTATCGTGCAAAAATTTGCCGCCATCTGTTTCGATCACATCAATAAATGGTCGCCTTCTCAAATTCAGCCGCTGCCTGTCTCTCTCCTTTGTGAAGCATATCCACCAGCCCTTCATAGAACGGCTTCCAGTTGCGTGACCACGAAGACTGATGGAGATCCGGGAGACGCTTCAGAATGGCGCGGTGTACCGTCGCAGAGGGTACAACAGAGAAGCCATTACCAGAGCAGCGTTCACATGTTTTGAAAACCGGTGCGCCAAGTTCTTTGGTCGCTTTGCGATCTAAGACCTCCCCTTTACCACTACACCTGCATCGCGCATGGATCACTTTCTTTCCTCCGCACACTCCACAGACCCTTTTCACCAGTTCATTTCTAATCTTTGGGGCCTTCACTTCGACACCGTCAGCATCGAAAATACCAGGGTGCTTAATTACATCTTCATGGCTGGAAATAAAGCCGGTTCCGCTGCAGCTGTGACACGTTGCGCTGGTGGCCGCCGAACGTGAGTACTCCGCAAAGGCAAATTGTGCCAGCGTCAACATGCAGGCGCCGAGCTTGTCACCGGCGGCTTTGCGGACATTTTTAGGAGCGTTTTTGATGGCAAACTGCGCCAGCGCCTGAATTGCAAGCTGTTCATCCGTTTTGCTGATACCAGCCTTTCCGAAGAAAGCGGCCAGGCCGAAGCGCGCACGACTGCTGGTGGTACCGATGGCCGCCATAACATCTGTTCCGGTCAGTCGATTCGGCGATGTGCTTTTTACGTCGTCGCTGATATGCATGCCCTGTGGGCTAAAGTGTTTAAGGGAGGCTTCCAGTTTCATTCTTCGCACTCCCCGACCAGGTTCAAAATAATGCGATCAAACAGCGAATCCCGTTCCTCAAAATAGTCACATGCCAGTAACCACTTGCAGACTGTTAATGCTTCAGCCCGGGTAACTGGTTTCATAACGCACAAAAGGTCAGTGAGCCACCCGCGCCGATCCCAGATAATCTGGACGTAGCCATCGCCATTTTGTGTTTTATACCTGTGACGAAGTACGGATTCCCAGTAATCCCATTCAATGGTTACATCGCTTAATGTCCAGGGAGAGAGGAGGATGTTTTTAAAACCTTTAATTTCTCTTACGCGAAGTTCTTCCGCCTCACGGCTTAAGTTTTTTTCATCGGCCCAGTTTGCATAAATATAACTGAAACGCTCCATAACAAGACGCTCAGCATCAGTAATTTTCTCAGGCGAAAAGTCCTGTTCGATGGTGAAGAATTGGTTATGTTGCAGATTGTTATTGTTCATCATGCTGCCACCTTTTTATAGAAAACTTGTTCACGAACCTGATCGCCGTTCATAAGCATATCATTGAAATCTCCGTTATCCGGCCAGCGTATGCTGACTTTGACCAGGTCGTTTTTCGCCAGCAAGTTGGCGTGGGCGCACTCGAACGCCGCGGCATGTCCAGTTGCAGAGTGCTTGTCCATGTCGGCAAAAATAATCAGATGCTTCACACCTGCCGGTACCCGGAATTTCTTCATAAACCCGCTGTTGATTACCGCCCAGGTATTGACGCCATAAACCTGATAACATGAGAGTGCTGTTTCGATACCTTCGGCGATGCCGATCGTCGTTGATACCGGAAACATGCGAATGGCCACAGAGCGGGCGTGATCCAGATAGCTGTCCTCTTGAAGCGACTTAAGACGTTTGGCGCTATCAATATCTGCCTTCCTGTCGCCGTCCAGCAGCGTCTGGTGCAGGTAACAAAGCTCAGCTTTGTCATCGGTAGCCAGGGCATACAGCGCTTGATAAACGCGCCCCGCATGGCGTTGGCGGTCACAAAAACGGATGCCTTCTGCCGGCAGGCGGCTTATCCCACGTTGCAGAAGGTAACCAGCCGCGCTAGTACCCCGTAAATCGAGCAACTTTGAAAACTTACTAATGACTCGCTGGCGCTGCCGCGCCGCCGAACTGTTAGCAGGCACGTTGATGCGCTGATAGTTATTCCCGATGAGCTGGTCCACTTCTGCGCAGATGGCGGAAAAGCTTTTTGACTGGGTCAGGGTCAGCAGCTTCATGCCGTCGCCGCTACCACATACACAAATCCATGTACCCTGACCATCACGGTCATCTACGCGGTACTTCCCCCTCGCCTTACATACCGGACACTCGCCCTTGTAATGGTGCTTCCCGGTGATCGGCGGCAAGCCGTAATATTCAAAAATTTCAGACCATCGACCTTTTGCTGCTTCTGCCGTTTTCATATCACTGACTCGCGCTATTTATGTTTTTCTGGAATTTTCGTTTTGCTTCGATAATTAATTGCCCGTCGCTGCCCTCAGGAGGCTCATAGTTGATATTGGCGCTCGGAGGTGGAAATAGATCCTGGTCAGGTTTCTTCCCCATCTGCTGCAGACGTTCGCGGCGTTTAGCAAATTTAATAAGTTTGTGTTTGATGTGATTGCTGACCTCCGGTGTGATCTCCATTGGAAAGTCGCTTAAGCCGTTGGGCCATTCGCCGAATTTCTCCTGAAAGGTATGAGCACACCAGCCATCGCTGACAGGTTTCCCCTGCGCCGCACGATGACGCTGGTAAAACTTGATCTGACTCCACCAGGACTGTTTGTCGCTTTTGGTGTAAACCTTCTCGCCTTTACTCATTTTTTTGAGGTTGCGGGTGCTGTCGGTTTCTACGTCCTCTCCGGCCAGCGGCTTAAAACCGCATTTCGGACAGATGTAGACGCCGGCGGGTTTCATGAAGTGGCATTCAGGGCATTCTTTCGGGAGTTTCTCTTCGCGTTCTTTGGCTGCCCGCGCTGCAGCCCCTTTCATGCCATCGTTTTTAGACGGTAGTTCGTCGTATTCAATGGCGTCAGGGAAGCCGAGGCGATGCACGGTACCACTGTGATCAAAAATCAGGCAGGCATCTTTCCCAGGTGCAGTTCGCAGTCCGCGGCCAATCGCCTGCAGCCAGCGGATTTCACTCTTTGTCGGCCGGGCGTAGATAATGCACCGAACATCGCTATCAAAACCGGCTACCAAAACACCAACACTGACGATTATTTTTGTGGCGCCAGTCTCGAAGCGGTGAATCATCACCTGCCGTTCTTCGTGGGGTGTTTCTGCGACCATGACCTCAGCGTTAATACCCGCCTTGTTAAACTGCATGGTTACAAAGTTTGCGTGGGCCTTGTTAACGCAGAACGCCACCGTAGGAAGGTCACGACCATGACGAAGCCAGTTATCGACGATATCGCCCACCAGGTCAGAACCGCACATGATTTCCGCCAGCTGGGACTCGTCGTAATCAGTACCGAACTCCATAGATGGCTTCGTTTCTACCCCGCTAAGATCCGGTTTTGTTGGGGCGAAAAATTCGTACTTACTGAGGTCACCACGCTGGATCAATTCGCCAATCGTCGTTGGCTTAATCAGGTGTTGATAGTAATGGCCCAGGAACGGCGCAAAAGGGGTACCAGATAAACCGATAACTTTCGCTTTTTTCTCCGCTGTGATCCGTTCGATTTCTTTCAGGATACGGCGTTTACGCAGGTGCGCCTCATCGACAATAAGCAGATCGATGTTTTTGGGAAATTCACGCCTGATGAGCGTGTCAGCGCTCGCAATCTGGATCAGCAGATTAGGGTCATAGTTAGGGTGATCACGCCAGATAAAACTAATCTGGTCTTCCGGCAACCCGTATTCTGTAAAGCGCTGGGCGGTCTGGTTAATCAGGATCGTATACGGGGCGACAAACAGAACACTCATACCACGACTAACCAGGCCGGCGGCGATAAACGCAGCCAGGCCTGTTTTGCCGCTTCCGGTCGGTGCGTAGACCATGAAGGAATCGTGCGCCTTCCAGGTGCGCCGCAGCATGTTAAGCCCACGTTCCTGTGCAAAGTTCGGTGTGATGTTAAGCATTGTCAGCCCTTTTTGAGTTCTACTTTTCCAGGAAGAAACCTTCCCTACCTCTTATCGGGATTACGTGTACCAGTTTGCTAGTGCACCGCTCTTTTATGGCTCTGCTTTCAAGATCGGTACCTACCTAACCCATGTACCTGTCTATTGGAAAAGGACGCTATTCCTGCCCTAACTCCCAACTCCCCCCAAACCCCCCTCTTCCCTCTTCCCCATCCCATGTACTCGCAAGCTGGTACGCAGAACAAAAAACAGTCAAGGTGGTTACCCTGCTATCACCCGGCACCTTTAATCCCGGTAACAATCGGATCGTTACTGTGATCCGGCCAGGGGTGGCTGGGTCGTATACCCCTGCAGTGCGTGTCCGTGTGCATCCACGAATCTGCGAAGCCTCACATTGGCTTCATGCCGAGCTCGGTTCTCCTGTCGGAATGAAACGGGCTCGGCGTTAAACTCAATTTCGTAAACCTCTGAATACTTCAGAGCTATTTTCCGGCGCAGTGATGAAGGCAATCTCAACAACTGCTCCTGTATCCACTGAGCATCCGCCTGGCAGTAAAGCGCTGGCATTTCAACCCTGACGAAATCCTGTTGCATTGCTTACTCTGCCCGCTTCGCAATGAGGTAAAAAATCCCGCTTATTGGGTCATACCTGATGCTACGTGGCAGCAACTTCAGGAAGTAGCGCGGATCAGGCATAGCGGTTGACTGTTGTGACATGTCACACCTCTGCAGTTCGTGGCATCCCATCAAGCTCGCTTGGATACAAGTCAGGGCGAACCTGATGAGGGGTAATGGCCCAGCCGACAAATTCGCAAAGTTTCAATACAAAGCGAGCAGGGATTACAGACTTAGCAAACCACTGATTCACTGCCTGGGGAGTTACTCCCAAGCCTTGAGCAATCGCTCTTTGGGAAGTAATGGCACACAATTTCACCCGAATCTCTTCGTTCATAAACCACCATCAAGTTAAACTTTATTTGAATGAGTCTATATCAAGATTTAATTAACATGCAAGAAGTAAAACCATGCGTTAAACTTGAGATCAAGCATTGCTTTAGATAATGGCTTTAATGAAACTTTTGGAGAGATACAGTGGCCACGGCAAACATGATTCAAGAACTTCTGAAGGAAAAAGGGTGGAGTAAAGCCGAGCTGGCTCGTCAGTTAGGGGTTAGCACGCAGACGGTTGTCTACTGGACGAAGGGAGACACTGTCCCAAGGGGTAAGAGATTAGCCCAGCTTTCTGAAATCAGTGGTTACCCACAATCCTGGTTTCTGGGTGAGGGACAACCCGCCACCTTCCCTGCGTCCGCTCAAAAAGGAGATACTGATAGCGTTAAATTCAAAGTATTAGATATTGAATTCAGTTGTGGTGATGGAGTTAGCGTGAAAAGTGACTTCATTGATGTGGTCCGCTCCATAGAGTTAGACCCCGAGTACGCTCGTCAAGTTGTAGGCAACAGACCCTTCAAGAACATTGAGATTGGCAATGCCAGGGGTGATAGCATGTCGCCAACAATAGCACCGGGTGATTTATTATTTCTAGATAAAACAATAACATACTTCGATGGTGACGGGATTTATGCTTTTTGTTTTGAAGGTGAATGTTATGTAAAGAGGCTGCAAAAAATAGGCAGCAAAATTGTAGTATTATCTGACAACTCGAATTACCAATCTTGGAGCATCGAGAAGGATGCCTTGGATATGCTCTACATCCAGTCAAAAGTTATCTCATCAGTTCCTTTCAACATTAACAGATTCGGTTAATTATTGATAGACAACGGGCTTTTGCCCGTTCCTCCCTTTTAAATCTACCTATACCCAAAAAAATAATCAAGTTTAACTTGACTGCATAAAATCATAAAGCTAACCTCTCACTATCAAGTTTAACTTGATTTAGTAAGCGCTCAATACTTGTGTGAGGTGAACAATGAAAACTCCAATCCAAATGCTTGAAGTGTTTGTATCAGACATAATAGAAAACACTGTTCTTCTGGAGGAGATCTATAAAAAAAGTAACGAGAATTACGAAACGGATTGTTCTATAAACAGCCTAATTCGTTCAATGCAAAAGACCGTAGATAACATGAACGGATATATTAAGAGTCATATTAATTCAGTCAAACCCTGCATACATGTAGCGGACAGAAACGATCTGACTGATGATATATTCGATGTGATTCTTACTGCTAAAAAACTTGAAGCAGTCGCGCAAACTTATAGTGAGTCTTTTTTTACTGACGAGGACAATGACAACCCCGCGTGCCATATGTCAGCTGTGATATTTGACTATGCTCGTGAACTTTGCACTGATCTTAAGGCTATCGAGAATAAAATAGGCTAATTACGAAACCAGTTTAGAACGGCCTTGGGGTGCCGGGGGTTCTTGCCCCCTAAATATTGCGAGGTATTTGTTATGAGTTTCATTATTGACCGCAACGCATATAAAACCGCCCTGCTTTATGCAGCTAACGGGCACGAAATAATAGCAGGCCTTTATCTGCGTAAAGCCTACGGGAGGTAATTATGGGTATGCAGCGCCGCCAAGATATTCAGTGCGTCACCATTAAGGCTGAGCAACTTAACTTCCTTATGCAGACAATTTTCACACATCACAAGGACTTTGACTACCATCAACTTGATGGGGTTTTAGGTCTTGCATATGACCTTGCTGGCGAGGTCTATTCATGGATGGAAAAAGAGGAAAAGATTGTACAGCAAAATGAAGAACACAAAAGAAGGGGTAATTAGATGAGTAACTTAATTACTACCTATCGCCGCCGAATTTTAAAAGCAGCCTTGTTACGCCACCAGCGAAAGACTGGGAGTAGCTTACTTGTCATTAAGCTTAACAAGGGTGGGATTAGTACTATCGAATTAACTGAGATTCTTCTTGATGGATTGTTGCGGAAATTCGAGCGACTGGCGCTCGGTGAGTACGGAAATGTGGAAGGTGTGAAAGCTCTTAAGGGAATTTACAGCAACTCTGTTGATGTTAATGGCAGCGGCGAATTCCTCACAGAAAGCGGGAAAGAGTTAATCGACGAGCTTATTTCTGAACTGGTTGAGTTCGTCAAAAAGCAGAAACCAGTTACTGCGGAGTCCGGCAATGAATAACCAGCAAACAATGCTCTATCAGGGTGTGCTGATCCCCCGCCCCGTGTTGAACGTGGATCTGCATGTCCTCCCTGATTTTACCGGGCGGGTAGTCGTGCACATCGAGAACGGGAGGGTGATATGCGACCGCCAGCTGTTCGACGACGAGCACATTTGCACACTGGCCACGTTTATCGAAATGGCGCGCGAAATGGAACTGAGATTTGAGGAGGTAGCTGGTGGCACTGACAGCGATACGAATTCCTGAGAGGGTTCACCTGCAGGCGCTGCAGGTCCTGCTACGGTATCGGCGCCGGCGGATATTCCCGCGGCGAATGCGCCGCACCGGCTACCTCAGCCTGAAGGTTAACCCACGCTGGCGCCTGTTATCGAAAGACGATGGCCGGAACTGGGAAGTTATGAGTCATGAAACCTATAACCGGGAGAAAGACAAATGATTGACAACAGAACTGTCAGCGCCATTGACCTAGCGTTACAAAAGCACCCAACGCAGGTTGGTGATCTGTTCGCCGCGATCCGCCACGGACGCATGAAGCGGTGCTTCAGCCGGGATACCGCAATTCGTTACCTGGCGTTCTTCATGACCTCCCGAGCTTTTGGGCGTTCTGGTTTCAAGCAGCGTTATCCGGACGTGCAGGTAATTCATCCACTGAATCCAGAACTGAGTAGCTGGCAACGTGGCGCCGTGACCATTGAGTATTTCAACGCCCACCAGCGCACCGTTCGCCGGCTGCGTCGCATCCTCGCCCGCAAAAGAGAAATGCAAAAGTGGTGCAAAAAATGGGATGCCATGCACGACCGCTACGTGAAAGAGCGCGAAGAACTGCAGGCCTGTAAACCAGCAGAGGTGCGCAATGCTTCAGAACATGCTTAACCCGGAACCAACCTCAACAGGGATCCGGTCTGGAAACCGGGTGATTGGCTACTCCGCTGCTATTCGCCTGCTGGATAACGGTCGCTATGACAAACACCTTGCCGATGGAATGGAAATTCTGGCCTGCATCATGGAAGCGGTAGAAAGCAACTGGATAACGCTCAATATCGAAAAAGAGTTGATCCTCTGGCGCTGGCTACTGGCTGCCGTGTTCATCACTGAGGAGCTGGAGAAAAACGGAACTGTCGACGTTCCGAATGATACTGGCGGTGTTGATACTGCTGTTATCTATTCCAGCAAGCATGGCGCCATTAGCATCTATCCGGGACCTGAACGCTTTGCACTCGCCAACCATATTGAGCTGGGGGCAATCGAGAAATATGGGCCAGAGGTTGGCCAGCAGCTGGCGCTGCGGATGTATCAGGACATGGTTATTGCTGACGAAGAATTTGGGTTCAGGTTATCAGCACTTGGCCGGGAGGGGCTTAACCTCCTCCATGACAGCTTTATCGAACACATCCAGATCGAAGGTGTGCCAGAAGCACCGATTATGCATTGAGGGGAATGATGATGAATAACTTGATCACTAACAAACCATCCATGACCAGCCTTGAAATCTCCGAATTAGTTAATAGTCGTCATGACAGTGTGAAACGTACCATTGAACGGCTGGTAGATGCTCGCGTTATTGTCCAGCCACCGTTGGTGGACGAACCCGGAACAGACTCTATGGGGCGTCCGCGGACAATGCAGGTATTCCGCTTCACAGATGAGCAAGGCAAACGCGACAGCATCATCGTGGTCGCGCAACTCAGCCCCGAGTTTACCGCCAGGCTGGTAGATCGCTGGAAAGAACTGGAAGAGGAGCGCTCGCGTCCAAAATCACAGGCCGAACTGATCGCAGAAATGGCCCTTTTGAATCTCGAGCAGGAACGCCGGCTGTATCAGGTAGAAGAACAGGTTGAAACCGTCGCGGAAGCTGTCGAAAACATTAAGCGTGGAAATATGCGGGCCGGGTATGTCGGTTATCGCCAGGTGGTCGCAAAAAGCGGCATGACCGATGCCAAGTGCCGAAACCTTGTTAACGCATACCGTATCCCAACCGATACGCACGAGTTCATGACGCCTGATGGTCTGCTGTCTCGCCGGGCGATCGTGGAGTTTGAACCTTTTATGAAAGCATTCCGCCAAATGATGGCAGAAGCCGAACCACGTGGGGCCCGTTGGTATCACCCGAAAATGGGGCTGTTTCAGGCTATTGGGTGGGAGGAAAAACATTGTGAAGGTTGAGTTTAATGATCAAGGGTCGGTTTCAGTTATCACGGTCACCAGCTCTGTATTTGAGTTCCGCCGACACAACCGGGCGATTGATGTGGCGTTGCTTCTCACGCCTGAAATGACCAGCCAGAGCAGCGGTTTTTTCATTATGAAAACGATCTTAAGCGGGAAAACACATCACGTGCTGCGGGCCTACAAGCATCTGCTCCGGGAGGCTAAGCG